CTCGTGTGAAAGTCATACATCGTCCCCGTCACCGCATCAACATACACCTTCCGAGACCACTCCTGCTTCTTCGGCTTTTCAGCCTTCATCCAATCAAACGGACTACGCTCCGTAGGCTCCTCCACCTTCCGAGTCCATATCTTCACCTCAGCAATGCAAAATTTACGCGTCTCACGGCCCATGATGCTTTCAATCTTCATCTTCACCTTCGGGGCCCGCTTCAATAACACCATGTCACTTTCCTTCACACAGCCATAGCTGTGCCGTATCTCACGTGCCTCAGTCATGCCCTCTGCTCCTGTCCTTTAATCTGGTAATCCTTAAAAATAACACCCTTACTTGCATCCCCACGCTTATGCGGCTTGCGCCAAAACCGCTTATTGTTCCTCACGACCCAATGCCCACGGACATCATGCAAGCGAGGCGTTGCATGGGTACCACCTAACGACTCACCACTCGAGTAACGCGGCTCAAGGACCACGGTAGTCCACTCAAACAACGGCTTCTTGCCCTGCCGAATACGCTTTGCTTGATTTTTCTTCGACTGCGCTTTGTATATGGGCATGGACAACTTCTCCATGCTTTTTAACCAAAAGCTAATCGCAACTAAGGACGCATTCGCGGCCTGTTTTAACCGCTCATCTTTGTAATGCTTTTTCTCAACAAAAAAGATACTTATCCCCGATTCGATATCTTCCTCATGTGGGTCAGCAAAGAATGGCGCATATTTGTTTACCACCCCTCTCCCCTTGGATAACGCATCGATAATCAAGCCGCGTTTGCCCGGTTTTTCAGGATGTTCCCCCTCCTTCGCCGCTACCAATACCTTGTTGTCGTACTCGTCAAAAAACACCACCCCACAAAAAGGGAAAGGAAGATTTTCCTGAATCCCCTCTATCGCTAACGTATGGTCATAGTCCTCCCGGACTGAGTTCCATAAGGAATGCATGTCAAACCACATCATCTCAGCAGCTTGCTCAGGAACTAATGCCGCCATCTCAGCAATCAACGGTGTCACACCTCTACCCTCCTCTCCTTTCTCTGCGCCAGCCTCTCGGCCGTCTTCGCCACGCAACTGCGGCATATCCAACGCTTGGCTTTTCCAAAATAACGGAACTCGCCACCCTCCTCCACACGATCAAATTGACACGTCGTGCAGAACCGCTTCTTCACCCGCTCTTCCATCACTTACTCTTCTTGTAGTCAAAGTCCTTCGTCTCAAACGACGACGTATTGCCGCCCTCCCAGACAATATGCACCATGTCCGCGAACATGTACCAACACCCATGAACGTTCGGCCCCGCCGGTGTCGTACTAATCACCATCCGCGCATTCTCCGAACCCTTCCGATCACACTTGCTCGATAACAGCAAAATCTTCCCGCCCGCCTGATTCCTCATCTCCAACCACTCCTCGGCCGCCCCCGCTACCAACGGCAGCAGCAACGCCATCCCCACAATCAGCTTCTTCATGACAATTTCCTCTCTCCCTTCTTAAACGCCACCTGCTCAGCAATAATTAACGCCCTCTCCGGCGTGTAATCCACCAAGCTCTCCACGTCCCCACACTCAGGACACCAATTCAACCCCTCACCACTCACCGCACACTGACCACCCGGAATCTCCGACCAGTCATCAACAAAACCACACTTATAACAAATCGCTAAATCCCACTCGTCCAAATTCTCTATCTCCGCAGGATTCACGCCCCGCGAACCATTGTGCTCACTCATAGCAACTCCCCTAACTCCGACTCAATCAAGTCCTCGTAATACGCCAACAGCCGAGGATTCCTATGCACCGCCTCGTCCGCATCCTTCCAAAGCACCTTGCTAGGCCGCAAGATATCAAAGGCAATCTCACGATATCCATAGCAGTCAATGTCACTGTCCGAGGACCACGGATCGCGGCCCCCGGGCAATACCGTGAAATGGATCACGCCCAATAAACAGGGACTATCGTTGTACTCAGACTCGATTAAATATTTATATCGGATGGCAGGCTTCATGTCATACCCCATGCAAGAAAAGCGATATGACAATTACTGCAATTGCGCAGCCAAGTACAGCGCCAAGTAAGCCAACAAGTAGTAAGACTATTTCGTCAGGGTCCATGCTGTGTTATCCTTTCTGTGTTGAAGGTTGGTGCTTTAGTTACGGAACGCGGACCGGGGACCGGGTAGTAATTACATAGGTTTCACAATTTACTGGAGTTATGGTAAGGCATGGATGGTATTGATGCAAGGAAAATCTTTGTGGTCATTAGATCAAAAAGTTATGAAAACTCGGTTCTTTATATGTTTGAAGGGTTCCCTATAGAACTTTTTTCACTAAGAAATTATTTTTGATTTTTTTTTGTGAAATTAGGCGTAATAGACGTAATGCCGTAATAAGTGAGTACTGGTGCGGGTTTTCAGACTTACGTTAGCATCACGTTTATATTTAGGAAACGTAAGAAATACAAATATTCAGGGGGGACCCGTGAGACTGCTTTTTTTGTTTCATTTTTTTTTCTTAGTCAAAAAAAGTCTATAGGAACCCTTTGATTGTTCCGGGGCGTTGTTCGGAAGTTTCCTTGACTATACGAGTTTCGCTGCGTAATATGCGGGCAGTCGGTTTAGGGGGTTATATGATGTATGAGATTGATCAGAACGTAGAGATTCCAGCAAGCCGGACGCGCTACCCGTTTCCTGACATGGAGCCCGGGGATAGCATTTTCTTTTCAACGGAACGACAGGCTATCTCGGCGCGTGTAGCGGCCGTTAGGTACGCTGCCAAGTACAAGTCCGATTGGAAGTTCACCCTGCGTAGGATTGAAGAAGGCTGGCGTTTGTGGAGGCTTTCGTAATGCCAAAGAAGGATGTTTGGAACGTCCCGCCTGTGGTGCCGAAGAAGGCAGCGCAGCGGATGTCTGAGAAGGTGCCGTCGCTGTCCTCGTTGAAGACAATGACGGGCCGTAAGCGGATGGTCACGCCCAAGCATTGGAAGTTCATTACCGAGTACGTCTCAGGCGACGGCCGAGTGACGATGAAGGAAGCGGCTATTCGGGCGGGCTACAACGAAAAAAGCGCTTCTGTCATCGCTTGGCAGTTGACTAACCCGGACATTAATCCGCACGTGGTGGCGGCTATTCAGCAATACCGGGCAGAACTGGCTTCGAAGTACAACACGTCGTATGAGCGGCATATGAAAGACCTGCAGCTAATTCGCGATAAGGCACTGGAGGCGGGGGCATATGCTGCTGCTGTTCAGGCGGAGTACCGACGGGGGCAGGCGTTAGGAACGATTTACGTTGAGCGGAAGGAAATCCGGCACGGCACTATCGATTCAATGAGCAAAGAGGAAGTACAGCGCAAGCTTGACGAGTTGAAAAAGCTATATGGGGGGCCGCCCCCGACCGCCATAATCGATCTGGAGCCCTCAGACGTGCGTGAGAGCGCCGAAAAGGATGTGGACCCTACTTTCACCCTCCCGGTGGCAGAACCGCCCCCTGACGTGTTTGAGAGGCTTTCAGAGGACGATGGCGAGGAAACCTGAATCTATCTTTTCGGACTATGTCCGGGAGCATTTGCGAGATGTGGATATATCCCGCGTTGAATCGGTAGCCAATCTGGGCTTTCCTGACATGGTGGTGGCCGATAAGCTTGGCAGCGGCCGCGTTGGCTTTTTGGAAAATAAGGTGGTGCGGCGCGGATTGAAGGTTGACGTTCGGCCGCATCAAATTTCTTTTCTTTTTCGCCACTGGTCCTATGGGTGCCCGGCCTTTTTGCTTGTGAAGCATTTGCCTATTGGAAAGCGAATCGGCTTAGTTTTTCTCTATCACGGTGGTCAAGCTCCCGATGTTGCTCTCGAGGGCTTGCGCGTTGCGCCTGTGCGCCGATGGTCCTCTGATGCTGTAGATTGGGAAGAGCTTAGAAAATTGCTATTAGGAATTGAAAAACCATAGGAAAAATAAACCGTAATTGACGCGCGGAAAGTGTATTATGTGGTTGTCGGGTTGTCCGACTTTTAGAGAGGATAGAGAGATGAAAACAGCAGAACTAACAGGAGCCGCGCTGGATTGGGCGGTGGCGAAGTGCGAGGGGAAATCCCACATTGTCAATGCGCCGCATAAGTACTTTTATTCCCCGTCAACTAACTGGGCACTGGGCGGGGCGATCATTGAGCGAGAGGGGATCAATCTGGACAACTACGCCAAGAATCCGAAATGGAGTGCGTGGACACCAGCACCTGAGCGGGAGTCAGGTGAGGCGCAAGCATATGGAGAAACACCACTAGTCGCAGCAATGCGCTGCTACGTGGCAAGCAAGCTGGGTGATGAGGTGGCGCTGCCCGAGGGGGTAGCGTTATGAAATGGCTTGTTTCAGATACCAGCACACGTGCGCCCACGGCGCGGTTTAAAACAAAAAAAGCGGCCATGCATTGGGGGCGCTGTTTTTGTAGTGGTCTGTTTTTTGTGTGGAAAGAAAAGAGTTGACTAGCAGAAAATCAATTGATAGCATTGTTTCACTGTAGCCGCTCGGCTACATTAAACGAGAGAGGATAGAGAGATGCTTAAGACTGTCGCAGTATCAGGAAACCGCAAAACCGGCCCGATTGCTGTTACTTACCGATCAGGGGAACATCAAACTTACGGGACCTGCCCGAAAACGTGTGGCTTACACCCAAAAAGCGAAACCGGCGCGGACAATATCGATTCGGAATACTTGCGGGCTATATCTGACGCGGTGCCGCGTAATGGCAAGGCTTGGACTTATTCTCACTTTGCCGCTGATGCGCTGCCGCTCCCGGCCGAGGGAAAAACCGTCATTAATGCTTCGTGCGATACCACGGCCGAAGCGGTTCGCGCTTACTCACTCGGCCGCCCGGCCGTATATGCTGCCCCGGAAAATACACAGTGGCCGCAAAAAATCGAGGGGGTTCGCTTCGTGCGCTGCCCGGCCGAATTATCCGATTCATTCACTTGCCAGCAATGCGGCGATGGTAGCCCGCTATGCGCCCGGCCGACTCGGGATTACGTAATCGTTTTCGTTGCGCATGGCACTGGTAAAAAACGTGTTGGCACTGGCGAGGGGGGATGTTATGCCGCAAGCGGCCCGACCGCTATACAGTGGCATGGCACCAAGAAAACCGGGGCGGCTAATGATGCCGAGGCGCTTCGCGCTTTTGCTCGTTCGCTTCCGCCGGGTTCGCTGTTGCGTCATCATGTGGCCGGGGATATCGGCCGGGAGGCGGCCGCGTGATTATTCTGTTAATCGTTATTTTTGTGGTTTTGTGGTGGCTTGCTGATCTCGGGAGCTGGAAATAATCGGGGCTCAATAGTTGATTGAAAAAATCAATTAGCCAATATTTCCGGAATATTGGATTATTCACACATCGGCCGGTGGCGGCCGTTTTTAGAGAGGATAGAGAGATGGCTCACATGATTGATGAAACAACCGGCCGCGCTGCAATTGCATATGCCGGACAAACCCCTTGGCACGGCCTCGGCCGTCAATTGTCGGAAGGCGCGACAATTGAACAATGGACTCAGGAAGCCGGGCTAGGC